CAAATCTATTGAAGAGCTTGTCAAAGCCTCGGCTGATTATCTGGTTGATAATGGCTATAAAGCGGGGATGGGGCTGCATCAGATGTATGCAACGATTAATACAGGTTCGCCCCATAAGGGACATCTTTCTGATGCCAAAAATGGCGGCACGTGGGGTTCGGCCAATGACAAAGTGAACTACCAAATGGGGCTGCATCGGCAAAAAGCTACAAAATTATTGGGTGGTGAAGCGATAGAGCTTAATCATTTTCCCCCAGAGAAGAAGCAATATCCCATACATACCTTGCCCGAATTTGCAACAAAAGCCCCCCGTTCTCTTACTTTTGAGGAAAGGCTGGATAAAGAGCGTCAAGAAATTAAGCCTTACGATAATTGGTTTGATGAGCTAGGCGCGTCAATGCAATCTTTTTCCATGACAGGCAACTTATTACGGGAGTTGTCCCGCGAAAGGCTAGACCCGTTTTGGCAGCCCGACCCTGAATATTTAGCACGGTCTTTAGCCTCTGTTCCCAGCGAATACCGTCCTATGCTTATGGCTTCGCGCAGCCAAGCAGATTTTGAATATCACCTAAAAATCGCTGAGGAAGATATGGTACGTATACAGCGTTTGGGTGAAGGCGGCCTATCGGCAATAAGTGCGGGATTGGTTGCGGGGGTTGCCGATCCTGTTACATGGGTGGCAGGGTTTGGGGCAGGTAAAGTCGCACAAGGGGCACATTGGGGTTACCGTGCGGCTGTCGGGGCAACAACAGGGGCAGCCAGTAACGCTGCCTTAGAGTTGGTTTCCGGACAGATTTTTAACGACCCTCACGCCGATCCTCTCACCGCTGCCGCCTTTGGGGCAGCCTTTGGTACGTTAGGATCAATCATGATGCGTAATCCAGCCACAAGAATTGAAGGAGCTAAGGCACAAGAACTCTCTTTCAAGACCAGACAGCAGACTGAACCAACTGTTGAAAAAACTTTATTAAGAGAGAAGCAGCCCGAATTGATAGATGCCAAACTGTTAGATGAAGGCTCGGTAAATGTTCAAGGCGGTTCTCTAAGTGCGGCTATCAACCCTGACTCTCCACCCCAAACAGGATTGGATAATCTTACATCTATCCCCAAAGAGTTTCATGAGGCGATAGAGGAGATGATGGGTGAGCCTGTTGCACAAGGCTTTGATATGAAAGTGGGCGGCTATTCCACCCGCTTTGATGTTGCCGGACAGTTAAGCACCGCTTCTGTGCCAGAAGCCCGTCTTGTGGGACAGGCTCTTGTTTCTGATGGGGCGGGGATGAAAACTGTTGACGGTTATAAACCTGTCACGCCAATAAGTGCTACAGATATATTCTTATCAGAACATCAACAATTTGAGGCCGCTTATGTCAAGGAATATGCTCCTGCCCTCAAGGGGTGGATGGAAGAGGAGGGCGTGAGCAAATGGCGGCCTTTTGAACGGGCAAATGCACGGGATTTATTTCATAAGCAAGTATCGGATTATATCAACCAACCTGAGCTTTATCCGGATATATCCCCTCATATTGCCAAGGCAGCGCGGGCGCAGCAAGAAGGTTATGCCAAGATTGCCATAATGGGTAAAAAGGCCGGTTTATGGGATGTTGAGCCCGATCCGCATTATACGCCATTCTTTGCCGATGTGCATAAGATTGCTGAATTGGATGTGAATATTCACCAAGACAATATCCATAAAATGTTGGAACAGGCCATTCTTACTCACACGCCCGATCTTGATAAGAACCTAGTCCGTGCCATGGCTGTAGGCTATTGGGAAAGATTGCGCAAGGCGGCTTACGGCGTTGAAACCCATATTGAACGAACATTAGCTGAGGGGGATAGGGAAGCTTTCGTTGCTGAAATCAAAATCATGTTAGGAAAGTTACATAAGTTCAGGGAAGAAGATATTATCCAACTTTTCAACCGCCTTACCGGCCAGCCCGCCAAGAGGGAAGGTAATTTTCGGCACGCCAAACGACGCACATTGCTTGATTATAATATGGAAGTGCGGGTACGAGATCGGGATGGTAAAATCATATCCCTGAAAGTGCGAGATTTATTTAGCCAAGATAGCGACCTCAACTACCGCCGTTACCTCCATACCATGTTAGGACGCGTTGCGCTTGCCTCAACAACCATTCAAACCCCAAGCGGAAAAGTGCTGATGGCAGGGATTAGAACTGAAGCAGACGTACAAAAGCTGAAGGATTTTATCCTTGAAGGTTATCGTAATTCCGACATCCCCCCTGAAAAATGGGTAAAGGAATATGAAAATACACGGGAGAATATAGACTTTATTCTCAAACGCCTACAGGCAATCCCCGTGGCTGATAATCATAAAACTTACGCGCAAATCATGCGGCGGATTGGTACAGTCCAATTTATTCGCCTGATGTCCAATATGGGGCTTAATCAGTTTATGGAGTTTACCCGTATCTTCAATCAAACAGGCTGGCGGGCGGCATGGTCTCAATTACCATCCTTAAGAGAGTTGACTATGGCAGCGATAAGCGGTGATGTCAAAAGTCGCACAAGATTAGGTGATGAGTTAAAAACCCTCACAGGGTTTGGCGTTTCGCATTTGTTTCATCGTAATGCCTTAAAAATGGATGTCAACCGCCTTGGTGAGCCTGTAGGAGGTAAATTTGTCCGTCACCTTGATACGCTCTTGGATGCAGGGCAGAAACTTACCACGGATTTATCCCTGTTTCGTCATATTCATTCCTATCAACAGATGCTGGCTATTAATGCCATTACCCAACAAATGGTGGATATGGCACGACGGTTACGCACAGCCGACGGGAAATATGATTTCACTCTGGCAAAGGGCAAGGATGTTGAGCGTATGGCAACAATGGGGATGGGGCAAAACCAACTAAGCCGTCTGTTCGATAATCTTCTCACGCATGGCGAGTTTGAAAAGAATAAGATTATAGGGGCAAATCTGGACAAATGGGATGGGCATAGCCTATCTGAATTCAGGGTTTTTCTCAATCGCTATACGCATAATCTGGTTCTGAATAATGACTTCGGCAGCCTCTCAAAATGGATGTCAAAGCCTTTTGCAGGGATGCTGTTACAGTTTCGTAGCTTTGTTATAGGAGCTTGGAGTAAGGCCATGCTTCAAGGTATTAATCATTGGGATGCAAAACAATTCACTCTTATTATGGCAGAGATTATGCAGGGGCAGCCACTTATGCGGTTGTCCGCGCTCCTATGCTAGCCAATGAGGAAAGTCGAGAGAAATATCTCAAGGATATTACCGATCCACTCACCTTGCTTACCAAGGGATGGGCACGATCTGCAACCGCTTCAGTCCTGCCTATGTTGGCGGATACATTGCTAAGTAGCACGCCGACCAACTTTCGTATTGATGCAAGAGCCTCAGGCACAGCGACGGGTGGCTGGACAAGCTTCCCAGCAGCTGGACATTATGACCAAGCCTCTCAAGCTCTCAAAGGATGGGGTAAGGCTGCTCTCGGTCTACAAGCTCCAACCCAAACCACGGTTCGACAAACGGCGCAAGCCTTTTTACCTTTCTCAAATTGGGTGGGTTTCACAGCGGTGCTTAATGGCCTTATCTCACCCTTGCCAACATCTTATCAAAATAAATAATATCAATATTTTAATAAAGGAGATATTTTTGAAACCACACATGACTTATGTGGGTGATGGGGTGTCGAAGCAATTCGACATTCCTTTCCCCTATCTTCGTCGTGGGCATATTTTTGCTTTTGTTAATAATATGCCCGCACATTTTAACTGGATCAATAATAGCCGCATTGAGTTAGGAATTGCCCCACCTCAAGACGTCGCTGTCAAGATTATCCGTCAAACGCCGCAAGCCCCTCTTCATCAGTTGCAAAATAACCGCCCCATTGCGGCTGAACAATTTATGGAACTTGCGCTGCAAGCCATGTATTATGCTGAGGAACATACCAGCATTGGCGAAAAGGGCGACAAAGGCGAAAAGGGCGACAAAGGCGCAGATGGGGACGGTTCGGGCGATATGCTTAGACAAACCTATGATCCCCAAAATAAACAGGCTGATAGCTTTTCTATGGACAATATGGTTGAAGGCATAAACACTAAAATTCTCACCGCGCAGGAGCGGGATCGTATTGCCTCCTCATTGCAACCTGCCGATAAAATCACCATGGCACAGGTTGAGGCGGCCATATGGTCTGCTATTAATGTTTTTAGAGATGATCCAACTTTCTACGGTTCAGTCACTGTTGAGGGAAACATCAAGGCGTCTGGCTCTATTGCGGCACACTATCCAGTATGACCTTACCATCTTTCGGCACAATATCCTCAAGCATGATTAATCTAGAGCTTGGCCGTGCAGCCAATGCGCCCTTTTTCCTTGGTGGATCACAGGAACGCGCCCTTGCCGGTATAGTATATAGCGCAATCAGTTTTGCTGATTTTTATGGTAAGTCCGCCGCGGCGCAAGAGCCGCCTGTTCCGGGGGAACTACCACTGCCACCCGCCAGAGAGCCTCAGATGGGTGAGTATTATACCACCAACTATTGTTGGGTGGTGGCTGAGAGTTGGGATAGCAGCACTCAATCGCACCATATTTATTGGGGTGGCTTGCTGGTATCTGCTGTATCATCAGATGGCTCTACAGCTATTCATGATGGCTGGCGGTATCATAAAGGGGAATTTAAATCCATTACGGGAGAAGCTCCTTGGGACTTCTATAACTATGGCATTTGGCGGGAAAAGCTATGAACGAGCCTCTCACCACCGCCGCTGTCACTACAGCCATTACCGCCCCTTGGTGGCTTCCCTTTCTCACAGAATTTAATCTCGTCGCCGCTAGTCTGCTTACCATTTCAACGGTTGCGTGGATCATCACCCAAACACTAACAAAATGGCGTGAAGATTGGCGCAAGTCCAAACTTTTCAAACAGCAACAACAGGAGTTTTTAAACAGTAAAAATGAAACAAAAAATAAATAGACAAGAGGCGGTGAGTGGCAAGACCACGAACAGGGAACGCATAAAAAGCAAGGCTCCAACGGAACTCCTCAATCTCCTCCACGGCCTGATCGCGCATGACATGCGCCGCAAGCTGGAAGATGGCCTATGTGAGGCCAAGGATTGGGCGGTTATCGTCAAATTCTTAAAAGATAATGGCATTGACTGCATCATCGATGACAGCATATCAAGTCTTGATGCCTTCAACCAGCTTGTGGCTGCTGGACAAAAATCCATCGAAGAACAAATGTCCCTACATTAAGACAATCCATTTATTATCAATATATTGCGCCTCATCCCTCAAGCAAGGGGTGGGGCTTTCTTGTTTTTAAATGAAGAGGAGTAAACCATCATCGTTAAAAAACCAACCCAACAACCCAAAAATCCCGCTTTGGTCGACTTTAGACTCTTTCTTTATCTCATCTGGCAGCATCTCAATCTACCCGCTCCCACCCGCTCTCAATATATGATGGCCGAGTGGCTGCAACATGGAAGTGACAAGCTTGTTATTCAAGCTTTCCGCGGTGTTGGCAAATCATGGGTGACGGCTGCCTATACTTGTTGGCTACTCGTCAATGACCCGCAGATTAACATTATGGTTGTCTCTGCCTCCAAAACAAGAGCCGACGACTTCTCTACCTTTGTGCTGCGCCTTATTCATGAAGTGCCTTTGCTGCAACATCTCATCCCCAGAGAAAACCAACGTTCCTCTAAAATCTCTTTTGATGTTGCTCCTGCCCGTGCCAACCAGTCGCCTTCGGTGAAATCTGTTGGCATTACCGGACAATTAACCGGCTCTAGGGCGGATGTCATTATTGCGGATGATATTGAGGTAACGGGCAACTCGGCAACGCAAGGGATGCGTGACAAGCTGAAAGAACTCACCAAAGAATTCTCAGCTATCCTTAAGCCAGAACCCACCTCCAAAATCATCTATCTTGGTACGCCGCAGACAGAACAATCCATCTATAACGCCCTGCCAGAGCGCGGCTATGAAATCCGCATCCTACCCGCCCTTTATCCCAATGAGGCGCAACAGGCCAGATATGGCAACCGGCTAGGATCCTTCATCGTCGAGGACTTGAGTAAAAACCCCCATCTTGCCGGTTCGCCCGTCTGTAGTCGTTTTGGTGAACATACATTGTTGGAAAAACTCAGTGAATATGGCAAGGCCGGTTTTGCCCTTCAATTCATGCTGGATACCTCTTTGGCAGATAGCGATCGCTATCCACTCAAATTACATGATCTGATTGTGATGGATCTGGATAAGAAACTAGCCCCAATTGATATGGCATGGGGCAATGATCGTTCCTTGATTGTTGAAGATGTGCCAAGCGTGGGTTTTGATGGTGACAGATTTTATAAGCCCTTCATGATCGCCAAAGATGATTGGCAGCCTTACACAGGTACGGTGATGGCAATTGATCCTTCGGGGCGTGGTGGTGATGAGACAACATGGGCAATTGTTTCCATTCTTAATGGCCGCTTGTTTTTACTAGATGCTGGCGGTGACAGGCGCGGCTATGAAGAGGCGGTTCTGGAAATGCTGGCAAACCGTGCCAAAGAGTATCATGTCAATGAAATCATCATTGAGCCAAACTTTGGTGATGGCATGTTCAATAAACTGCTATCGCCTGTCGTGGCGCGGATTTATCCCTGCAAGATCTCTGACAGTGAAAGATCACGCAGCCAGAAAGAGATGAGGATTGTTGACACGCTAGAGCCAGTGATGAACCAGCATCGGCTTATTGTCGATCGTTCCCTGATTGAACGCGACTTTAAATCAACGGAAATCTATGTTCCAGAGCATCAAAACCGCTACCGGCTGTTTTATCAGATGACGCGGATCACGAGAGACCGTGGCTCTTTGATCAAGGATGATCGCCTTGATGCGCTTAGCCTTGCGGTACATTACTGGACACAGGCCTTGGCACGTGATAGAGACATAGCGGCCAAACAGACGCGGGAGAAGCTCTTGGAGGCTGATTTGCGCCACTTCATGAACCATGCTCTGGGGCGCAAGCACACGCCACAAACGCTTATTCCTGCCGTCATTTAACTGTGGTATTTTTGCAACATACAAAATTGTACGATTTATTTTCCTGATTTTACATGTTGCAATAATGCAACATATCCCTACTTGCCATTTTAAAGCCCGTAGAGATTTACCCGCAAAACACACTCAGAGGCTCTTAAAATGGCAAACAATTACCCCGCCGTCACGAATAAATTTTTTGCTGTTCGCGCTCCACCTGTTCGCGTTCCGCGCTCCACCTGTTCGCGCCACTTTCCCATGTGCGCACGACCAGCCATTCATCTATCACCAGCTTTTGGCCTTGGCCGCAAGCTTTATTTTAACGCCATATTTTTTCTGTTTCAAGCCCGTTCTCACGCAGCATTCCTATTAGGGGGAGAGGCGAGAGGGTCAATTAAGGTTGATGTAAGATATATACATTGATTTGATTTAAGACGTGCGAACCCTGCTTGAGACAATTGAGAAAAAATATGGAGAGGGGGTAGGGGGAGAGGCTCAAGGTATCATTAAGATTAATATAAGATATATATATCTGTTATGATCATAATCTAAAGATGATACTATAGAGTTATATAGAGTTTATATATGATACTATAAGTTACATATGTAATATGGTTTTTATAGAGTTATATAATTTCTATAGGTTCTATAAGTGTCTTAATTCCTTGTTCTTTCTTCTTTCTTCTTTCTTATTTATTAAATCTTCTTATAAAAGTTATATTCATAAAGGGAAAAAGGGAAAATCTCTTACCCACCTCAGATACTAATTTTTCCTTTTGTTCTATCTCTTTCTTTCTCTTTCACCAGCACATGATGTTGATCAGCCACCGGACAGTGAGTGGTTGCCCTGTGCCGGTGATTGAGCGTTGAGTGGGGCGGGTTTCTCCCAAGCTCCTAATCCGTGATAAGTCTTTGTCTTTTCTCCTTATCGTGGTTTGGGGTTGCTCTTTCCCGCCTCACTCACCTTATTTATTGCTTATGCCTTTTTACCTTGTTTGTCTTTTTGTTTTATCTTTTTTCCTTTTCCTTCTTTTTTCTTTTTAAAATTTTGTGTCTATCGCGGTGGGTCCGATCCCCACCCCTTCCTCAGGCTGCGGCTTCGCCTCGCCCTCATGAGGGGCAGCTTGCAATCCGTTTCAAAATGGTGCAAAAATCTCAAACACCCAATCGACGTTGAGTGGCTCACCCGCCCCCCCCCGTGGGCGTGGGTGCGCCCGCCCGCCAGCGACCAGCCAGAACCGGCTTTGGGCACAGGATTGGCCACGGCTTGGGGCTTTAGCCCTAGAGATTGGGGTTTTCAAAACGGATACGTTATCCGATTAAGGCGGTTTGGGCAGGGATTACGGCGGTTTGAAGGCGCGACAACACAGACAAGGAACAAAGGACAAACAAAAAATAAAACTTAAAAAAATGAACATTGTTCACGAGAATTATTCATTAAAATCAGTTACTTAGGACTTGATCCTAAAAAAATGCCCATGACATCAAACCAAAAAATTACGCAATAAAATCAATGACTTAGGAGAAATGACATGATTTTAGACCAAAAACCAGCCACACAACGACCCTACAGAGAAATTGAATATGAAGCCCTCACACGCATGATCGACGCTATCCAAGTCCTAAGAGAGATTTCGCCAGCCATGACCCTTAATCAGGCCTTGGTATTTCTTGAAATCGCCAGAAGAGACGGCATAGAAAATCTGGAAGTGAGAAGAAAAACGGGATTTAGTTCAACAACGATGACTACAATCATACAAGCCCTAGCTCCTGAAATACTCACAACCAAAACTGATAGGCATGTAAGAGGACTTGATTTGATAATTCAAACAGAAAATGACGATGACGGCCGCGCAAAAAATCTAAATTTAACCCCAAAAGGGAAAAAAGTTTTAGAGCAAATAGTAAGGAAAA